CGGCAGCGACTCCGCATAGGTGCGATCTGTGCCGTAGATGTTCCGCGGCACGCCGATAACCGTAGACGATCCAAAGTCGGCCACGAGCTCATCGCCGTCAGCGATTGCGCCATAGGCCAACGCAGTCGAGCCAGATTCTGTTAAGCCGATAACGCTAGGGTTCGGAAACGAGCCAGAAAGCTGCCCACCGGCCGCCCCCCCCATGCTTGCGGCGTCCCACAGGAGCCCGGTGGGCTCTGCGCTGTCAGCCTTTAAGAACAGCCCATCAGCGCCGACAGGTAAGCGCGCGGCTACGTCGTCGGCCGTGGCCGATATGAGATCGCCGGCCGCGTCCATGAAGTTTCCATTGAGATCGATGCTGCCGCCGGGGCCAACCAAGTATGTCATGCTTATCGCACCTTCCAGCGGTTGCCCGTGTTGTAGATTGTCAGTGCGCCGAAGTTTACGCCGATCGGGAACGTGTTTCCGCCGTCGATCAGCTCGGCGCCATCGGCCTGCACCGTGATCAGGTTCGCGCCGCTCGCGCCGTCTTCGTCCGCAATCGTCAGAGCGCGCCCAACCGGTGCCGCGCTGATGGATGGCAGGTTGATCGTAATGACTCCCGTTGTACTTCGACAGCCAACGATCGACGCCGCCGCAGGGACGGCGAAGGGCGATGTGCCGTTCGTGGCCTCCACGCGAACTTCAACAGAGCCGGCCGCGCCGCCCGTCGTGACAAATGTCAGCGGGGTTGAGTTTAGCGTGATTGGTGGCGGTGTAACTAGCGTGAAAAAAAGCAGCTGGTTGGCACTGCCATCGCTGACGAATACCGTCAGCCCGCTCGTGACCTCGATGCTTTCGTCGGCGAGCAGCGCGCGCGTCATCACCCAGGGCGTGGATCCGTCGCCCAACTGTTCTAGCTCATAGATCCCATTGTGGGCGCCTAGCGCCTCGTCCTTAATCAGCAGCCGATCGCCAATGGCCAGCGTAGCAACGCCATCAACACCGGCCGCGTTTATGCTGCCGTTTGCGTTTGCCGTCAGCGTGTTTTCGACGCGCGTATTTGCCGGTAGCGTTGACGCCGTGGCCACTAGAACACTCTCTTGCCAATCGGACGATCCGCCGCCGCGGATGTTTAGCCGGTTGGTTAGCTGATCGTAGCTAAGATCGAAGCCGATGAAATTCCAACGGCGCACCGTCGGAGTGATTTCGCTGCCCTCATCAAATGCCCGCTGCGCGGGCACGTCGAGCATCCATGAGTCTATTGGCATGGCTTAGAAGAATTCCGTAAAGCGGGTTATGCAGAGATTAGAGTGATCCATAATGTCATATGGTGTACCGGCGTTGCATATCAGAACGATCCGATCGAACGCCAAGATCGGCATAGGCGACGGGTAAGTATACGAAACACAAACCGGCATCTGCTCCGCGTCAACCGTCGAGTTATACCAAAAGCCGGGAATGTTAACCCCCGTTGTCATGCTGCGGAGCCACATAAAACGAGCGCCAACGCCAGCGCAGTTTAGGTTGACGAGCCCGGTGATAAGGATCGTTTCTCCCGCCCTGATCGTGTTGAACGCTGGCGAGACAACTGTTGTAGACGGATTAATCCCAGCTGGCATCGTTTCGATGACGGCAGGAATCGACAGCTCCGGATCGCCACCAAGCGTGAGCGTGGTGGGCATCTCCCGAACGCGCATCGTCCTGGTGCGATTTGCGAGCGATTGCATTCCGATTTCGATCGATGCGGAATTGGCGGTGTCGCCATCATCGGGCACCGTTACGCTTGGATCAAATGTCGCGGTTTCAATGAGATTGTGTGCCATCTTTTTGTCCTATGTCGCGGAGACATCCGCCTCGAGCCCAACCAAGCACAGGGCGTCGGGCAACGAATCGGCCAACCCTTCCCCGTCGATAATTACATATATGTTGTCGCCGTCGCTCAGCGCCATAGCCAGCGGGCCAGAGTCGACGGCGTGAAGCGTCTCATAGCTTGGCACGTCCGGCGATGAGTCGATGAATGGGCCCACGATTGTCCTAGCGCCTGTGATGCTATTCATTCGGATCACCGCAGCGATCCGCGGCATAAGCGTCGGCAGGTTGGCATGTGGGCCAACCGCTCCGCCGTCTCCGTGCAGGTAGATCCTGATGGCGTTAAGCGTTCCGCTAGCAGGCACAGAAACGGCAAACCATATGATCGCAGACAGAACGATGCTTGTCTGCTTGTAGCCCGTGAGCGTCGGCGATCCTCCCGGAAATTCCCAGTTGGCCGCGTCTGCGTGGAGCTGCACCAGCGGACGAGCTCCGCTGAGCGTGTCCACCATGTAGCGCGTGCGGTTTGTGAGCGCCTGGATCCCTGCGGTGATGCTCGCCGAATTTAGGCCGTCGCCATCGTCCGGGACGATGACGTCAGGATCAAATGTTGCCGTTTCTGTTAGCGCGTGAGCCATGGTTTTAGATCTTGAACTTGATGCCCCAATTTGCGGGCGTGGCTCCGTTGTACGGGAACGGAGAGCCCCACGAAATGATCGAATATTTATCGCCCCAGAAACTGCCGAGCGGCCAGCAGACTACCTCGCCGCCCCACGTCTTGGGTGCGCCCCATGGCGGCGGAGCGCCCCAGATGTGGCCGCCATAGTCGAGCAGAACGCAAACGCCTACTTCGTGCGCGGATTTCCACTTGCAAAGAAACCGGATAACGGCCTGGATCTCACCCTGCGTGGCCGTCGTGCCCCATGTATAGATCCCACACGTATTCCCCTGGCCCCACTGGCTCCACGTTGGGCCGCCCCACTCGAGCAGCTGCCAGGGTAGCTCGTAGTTGAGCCCGTCGAGAATGAGCCACCAGCGTGACCAGAATGTTGACGCCGGATCCGCGCTCCACTCGAAATCAGCCACCACATTGCACGACGCCGCAGGAACGCCGAACGGTGCCAGCGCGTTGGCCGCGAAAAGCTCAGTTGCCGATTCTTCCCAAAGGATCCACTTAGTGATCAGCCGCTCGCGGTATTGATCATCCGTCTCTTTTGGCGCGCGCTCGATCCCGGCGTCCTCGCCCATCGGGGCCAGCGCATCGGGCGGCCCGTACCTAACCCACGGTGTGCGGATCGCTTGGCTGAATGCCTCCCCAAAAATATCCGCGTGATAGGCGATGGCACCCACAAACCGCTCGCCATAACGCCGGCTAAGCCACGTGGGCATTATGCTCGCGTAGAGCTGCCGAAAGTTTGGCATCTTATACGCTGAAGAAGCTGGCCGCCTGGCCGCCGTCAATCATGATTGCGTGAGCCGTGATCGGCACGTTGCCGGGCGGCGTTGTCATGTCGATCCGCTCGACGCCTACCACGGATGTCATGGCCGCGAGCGCCTCGGAAAAAACGAAGTTGCCCGTCCCAAGTATGGGGAAAAGCGTTCCGCTGATAGGCAGCCCGTTGACATAGTCCGTCAACGCCTGCTCCACGGCCGTCTGCGTGTCGGCCGTGTTGAGCCCAGCGGTGATGTAGCAGTCATAGACGAAGGCTTGTGGCTGCTCGGTCGCTGCAAAGCATGTAACGTCGGCAGTGGGATTTTTGATGCGATCTGCTTCTACCTGGGCAGCGGCAACGTCAACCGGCGTAGCTGTAGCAGTCGGGCCCGCCACATAAATGTGGATCGTCCCTGGGCCGCCTGGATCGTCGGCGTCGATCTCAACGCGCGGAACGGTTGGCACCGCGGTGCGAACATAGTGCTCGTATCGATCGGCCGGATCGGAGTAGGAGAGCGTGCCCCACTTGCTCGTGTTGCGCAGGCGCAGGCTCGCGTCTGTTTCTTCATCGTTGCCCAGCGATGTGATCCATGTGCCAGTGGCAGGGATCGGAGGATTGTCGATCGTGGTGCCGGCCAGTGGCGTTTGTAGGATCGTGAGCGTGCTGGATGGGATGTTGCCGTCAGATCCAACAATGTCGGCGCGGAATGTGAGCTCTAGCGTGCCAGAGGCTGCCAGCGTTCCGGCCGTCGTGTTGCGGTAGCTGCGACCAGTGGCGTCGGTTGCCACGAGCTGCCCCACGGTGATCGTGTGTGGCGGCCCAACCGCTGCACCGGTTAGCACTACGACACCCTCGGTGGACGCAGCGGCCAAGCGCTGATTGTCGTAGTGCGAGTCCGAAAAGGCCGTCAGCGATTGGCCGATGCTCGTCGCGTTGAAGGCTAGCATGCTAAGCGAGCTGGCCACGCTCGTCATGCGCGCGTAGGAGTCAGCGAACGTAGTCAGCAGCGTCAGCTGTATGCTGCCCGACTGCCAGGCCGTTGTATTAAAGCCAAGGCTTTGGAGCGTCTCGAGCAGCTCGGCCAATGCCTGATCACGATTTAGGATCGTGCGAAGCTGTAGCAGAGAAAGTGCCATCAGAATTGCTCGTTGATTTCGTCCACTGTGATTGTGCCGCTAGGTGAGATTTGACTAGTCAGATCAAAGGCTGTGTTGGTGACGTCCAGCAGGTTGATCGTAACTATCAAATCCCCGTCCGTCTTATCAGATGCCAGCGGAACCTCGACAAACTCCACCGATGCCCCAGCGTTCTCCACGCGCTCATCCTTGAGCGCTTCCTGCTCGACTAGCCTGGCCGTAAGCGCAGCCGGAAAAGGCCGGTGCAGTCGGCCGCGGATGTCTGTCCCATAGTTGGGATCGTAATACAGCCCGCCGCGTGGCGTGATGATCCTGCGCGCCGTAGACTGCGCGAGCGCCGTGCGCCCCTCCACTAGCGACAGATTTGCGTCAAGATCATCGACGCAAGCAAAGTCCACGCCTAAGGGATTTTCAAAGTCGATCGCCATGGTGTCACGCTTGCAGCTTGTCGTTGCCTTCGATAATCAGCCCAGCCATTGGCACCGGCACCGGCGAAAAGGCGCCAAAGGATCCCGGCACTATCCTGAAAAGCTCGATCGGCACCACGACGCCGGCGGGCACATAGCTAACAATCAGCTCATTGCTAACCGAATCAACCTGCATAAAAAACGATCCCGGGTTTGTGGCGTCATTTGTTCGCGCGACGCTTTCCGATCCGCCGTCAAATGTCAGCGTGTCGACGCCGGTGGCCGACTCCCAGAGCGAGGCATAAGGGCGCGACGGATCGCCGGCCTCGAAGCCGAGCAAAACGCGAGACTTGACAGGCACGGCGTAAACGTATCCCGGCGCACCAGTGCGGATCGGAACGTCGCCAAGCCCAGCGCCTCGCATGCGCGCGTCATCGGGCAACAGCTCCAGCCCTCCGCCCGCTCCCTGGCCGGCTACCGTGCACGGGTAGAGCGCATGATAATCGATCCGCGACCCGATCACCGCATCGAGAAACGCGAGCAGCGATCCTTTGATCCGATCAGTTGGTGCCGCCATCGTCAAACCATAGCTGCTGACGCAGCCCGTGAGCAGTGGAGGTTGTGACCACGTAACTTACGCGCCGATCCTCAAATGTGATCCCTGGCAGCAGCAACGGCAGCGCGGGGGCAAGCACCACCATTCCGCGCTGTGGGTATCGATCGATCTCGATCGTGTCTTCGATCTGAAAGTCCGGATATGTCTCCGATCCGAAAAACACATCACCAGAGCGCAGGCCGCGGACGTTGACACCAAGGCCGTCAGATAGGCGCTGGAGCGCTTTCGCTGCGCTCCCCCTGGCCCTGTGCCAGCGCGGGAAAAGCCCCGCTAGCACGCTGCTGTCGCTGCTGGGCGCTAGTGTGTCGCCGGTTGCCGCCAGCACGTCACCCAGAATGGTGGACACGCTAGCGCCAAGGTAGTTTTTCGCGTCGAGCTCAACCGTAGCACGCGTAGCACTGCCGGCGACAATGCGCCCGAGCCAGCGGCCTTGCTCGACGCCTCCGCGCCATACCTGGCCCGCGAAGCTCACATCGTCGCCGAAGCTGATTGTCTGGGCACCCTCGAGCGTCTCGAAAGTGTCAACCTCAACGTCAGCCACCCAGAAGCCGGCCAGCGGCTCCTCGATCCGAGCTTTGAGCACGGGGGCGCCGCCCATCGTTACGAGTGCCATGGATTAGAAGATGTCCCAGAATCCGCCGTCACCCTCGTCGTCGTTGTTGGCGTTGGCGTTGGCTTCGTTCTCGGCCCATGTCTCCGTCAGATAGTCAGCGACAAGGCCGCCAGGGTTGAGCAATGCGCCGGCCACGCCGCCGATCGTCTTCGGCACATCGCTGGCCTGTGGCCCACACTGCTCAGCGGCCACCAGTGCCTGCGCGTATGCTGCCAGCGCGTTTACATCAGCCACCGGATCGCCGGTTGTTGGCGGCGCGGCCGGTTGCTTACACGATCCGCCACCGCGGCCTGCGGCCTTCTTGACGGGCTTGGGCGCCTCCGTCCATTCGATGCACTCGATCACAACCTCGCCGATCAGGCTGCGCCGATCGAGCCGTATGATCGGCATGCGCGTGATATATACGTTATCGATCCCGAGCAGGTTGGGCGCTGGGTGGATGATCTGCAATGGCGTGCGAGCTCCACCTTTGCGGCGCGGATGGATGAGCGGCAACAGCCGTTGCAATTCCTCCCACTGCGCGCGCTCCCAGATCTCCAGCGTGGCTTTGAATTTTCCGTTTCGATAGCCCTCGTCAGTAAGCCGAGCCTGATCGCCGCCCTTCGGTTTTTTAACATCGATCTGGCGGCTCACCCCTTGGCCGTCGATGGTGACGATCCCGGGCCACACTTCGCCGGCCAGGATGAGGAGATCCCACTCCGTAAGCGCTCCGGTGCGCTCATCCCAGAAAGCGAGCGCCGCCACTATGCCGCCCCTACCTGCAAAGACATCTGCTCGAAGGCATCGCCTAGCTCGTTGAGCATCACCGATTTGACAGCCGCGGCCGTGGCCTCTGGATCCTCTGCTGCGTTGACAGTGATCCCGCCAACAGGCGCCGACACGCTGACATTGTTGGCCGGCCTCATGGCGCCTGTGAGCGCCGCCGGATCGAGCTGCCCAGCAACGCCAGCAGGGATCGCAGCGCCTCCGCGATCGATCCCAAGCCGGAAGCCTTCCATCGTATTATAGCCAATATCCTCAAATACTTTTGACGGCGACGATACACCAAGAACATCAAGGCCGGCTGCGATTGCAGTTTCCGCGATCCCGATAAGCGCAGCGGTGACGGCGCCAGCGCCGCCCATGATACCGGCGATCAAGCCATCGATGATAGCGCTGCCAACGCCATCGGCGGAGATCCCAAGCTCGCCAGCGGCCTCGCTCACGGTGTCCACCAGGCTGCTGAAAAAATCAAACACGGCCGTGGCCGCAGCAGAGAGGCCATCCCACACAGCGATCAGCATTTGGAAGCTGAGCACAACCAGCTGCACCGCTGCCACGATGGCCCCAAGAGAAAAGCCAATCAAATGGCCAAGTCCCTCGAAAATCATGCCCAGCGCTTCGAGGCTGTCGCCGTCTTCAGACATCGCTGACATTGCATCGGACAGCGCGTCGATCGCTGGGCTCGCTGCCTGGAATCCGCTTTGTATCCCTTTCAAGAACTTCTGCGCGATGGGAATAGCTGCAACAAAGGCCTTAACGGCCATGGTCACGCCATCGGCGAGCATTTGCATCGCGTCGGCCGCGTCCTCGGAATCCATAAACGCGAGCAGCTCGCGGACGGCATCGCCTAGCCCTTCAAACTCGTCGAGGCCTGCGGCTATGGTATCGGGCAGGTTTGTGAACTTGTTTTTCAGAGCATCGATCGCGCCGCTCGTCGTTGTCTCGATCCGCTCCGCTGCCAGCTGCCCATGCTTGCCCATGCCCGTGGCTTCTAACGTGGCCTCCTTGAATGCATCGATCAGCTCCTGAACCGGTAGCTTGGTGATCTCTGTCTTTTTCAGCTTCTCAAGAGACTTGCCAGTCTGATCGGCCATTTTTTCAAGGAGCATATCCTTGGTGACACCTGGGATTTGCTCCAGCACGCGAACAAAGCCGTCAGCCTCAAATCGCCCGGTGGCCATCGCCTTCTTAAACTGATCGAGCGCGCTGGTGGCCCGCTCGGCCGCCTGCGCCCCACCACCGCCCACAGCAATTAGATCCGCCTTGAATCGGAGCAGCTCCTTGGAGGCCTCTGTTCCAAATCCAGCGCTAACCAAGTCCCGAAACTGCTCCGCGCTTGTCTGGAAGTTAAGCCCCAGATCGCCGGATATTTGGGCGATCTCCCCAAGGTTCCTTTTGGCCTTGCCAGAGTCTCCGAGAAACTTTGTCAGCGAGAATGTGATGTTCTCGCGGAATGCTGCTGCGCCAAGCACGGCCCTTCCAAGCGCTAAGCCCAAGCGGAGCACAGCCTTGGCGGCAGCGATTGCCGTCTTGGCCATGATGTTGCCGACGGCGACGGCCTTCGCCATGCCACCACCAAACACACCCGCGTCTGCTCCAACGCCGCGCACCTTTGCGCCGAGCTTGCCGACGGCTCCGCCCATGCGGTTAGCTGGCCCGGTTACCTTGTCCTTCAAGGCAACTGTAAAGTCAGCGTCGGCCATGTCTATTTACTAAAACCTTTCAGAAATGCGCGTAGGATTTGGATTGCTTCGGCGATCAGCATGGCGCCCACAAAGGCGCTGTCCGTGGCTTCGCCCTCTTCATCTTTCTCTTTGTCGAGCAGTGCCACGAGACTACCGGCCGCGGCGTATAGATCACGCTGCGACCGTTCCCATGCTATCCGCCTTTTTTTACAAGGCCAGGGATCTCCCCACCGGCCACCGCTTGCAAGTCCGTGGCAATGTCGATCAGAAACGCCGGATATGCATCGAGCAGCGCCTCAAACTCTGGCGCCGATGGATACACAAGGCACGCGCGAACAAACTTATGCATCGCGGTGATCTTGTCCTTCTTGTCGTCCGCAACCTCGCTAGCGAAGCGATTAAACGCTGCGCGCGGCGGCCTGCGGAAGATGAAGGATCCCTGATCGGGGATCTCGTATTCTTGGTGTCCTGGGTTCTGCTCGCGCATGCGCGCCAGCTCGTCGATCTTTTCTTTTGCCATTGATTGCGCCTCCTGCCAGAGCGCTCACAAATCTAAACCAGTTGATCTTGAAGCGGGTTTACCCCGTTCTCCTCCACTCGCATAATATTTAACGAGCAGCTAACCTCAAGCGGATCGGTGCCTTGTGTGCCTCCGCCCTCGGCGCTCACGATCCGGCAGCCGATGAGGCGCACCGTCACCGTTGGCTGGTTGGGCGTTGAATAGCTCATGGTGACGTTGAAAGACGCCTCCATGTAGCCGTTGCCCAGCAGCGCGATAAACTCGTTGTAATCCTGCGTCCACATGACGATCGAGCCTTCGGCGTCATACTCGCCGCGCGTCCGTGCCAGCTTCTCGGCGCGCGTGCCGCGCACGATCCCGGGCTCCAGCGAATGCGAGAACGTCAGCTCTTTGATGCCGGTGAAGATCCCGGCTTCGCCGAGATCAACCTCGACCGAGCTCCAGTCGTATTTGTGGCCATTGATTAAAGGATAGTCAGCCATTTTTATGCTCCCACGCTCAGCGTGTAGCCGATCGTCGTAGTGATGAACTTAGCGTAGCCAAGCGGACGGATCGCCACTTCGCTCAGCACGGTTTCTGTAGTCTGTACGTTGTTGAGTCGATCGATTGTGTAGCTAAGCTCTGACACGTGGCCCTGCGTTCCCTCCGCGTTGGAAGGCTGCGTCAGCTGCGCCTGGAGCGCCGAGAGTCCGCGAGTCTCGAAGCGGCGCGCGTCTAGCTCATTGATCGATCCGTCGTCGTTGGTGCGCACGCCTTGGGAGATGAAAAACTGCTGCGCCTCGTAGGTGGTTTTACAGGCCACATCCATCACGCGGCCATGCTGCCAGTACCGGAAGTCCGATCCGGCCGAGCTCTTGAGCCGGCAATTTGTGATGAAGAAACCAGCGCGGCCCGCCCACGTCCGCAGCGTGCTGATCCGCTGGACGTCAAGAACCTCGTTCAGGAACTCGTCGTGGCTAATGGCCTGCACACCGGCGAGCGGCCCGCTTGCGACGCGTGCCAAGTCGGTGCTGATCAGCTCCTTGGCCGCGCGAGCCCCAAAGAGATTGACACCCGATCGCTTCGGCGTGCCCCAACCCGGGAACGCCTTGCTACTGGCAGTGTCGGCCGATCCGTAGGTGACGGAGATCCGATTATCAGCCACGGCCCCGAATGACGTCGCCACATTGGCGGGGGTGTCGTCACCCGCGTCCATAAGCGCGCGCACGTAGCGGAACACGTTCTCAAACGATGCCAGGTGCGTCTCGAGCGCCCCGAACATGGTGGCCCCGTCCGCCGCACTTGCAGGAGTCCCTGTAAGCACCATAAATGCCCAAGGAGTCGTGTCAGCGAGCAGGGCCGCAACTGCTGCGGCAACGTCGCCGGTGCCGTAATAGGGGGCCGTGCAATCAAACTCGAAGACATCGCCGTCTTCGAAGAAGATCGGGCCGGCCATCGGCGTGAACGTCAGAACGGCGCCCGTCTCTGGGATCGCATAGGTTCCGCCAGCCGGGATCACCGTGCCCTCGCTGTAGGTGTACCCGTCATCGAGCGAGTATTTGAAAGCGCCCGCTCCGAGATCGCCAGTCGTGACAATCTCAACGAGTACCTCGTAGGCATCGAGAGCCGTGCCGGTTGCGGCTAGCGTTCCGGTTGACGTGCCAACCGCCGTCTTGGTGACGGCGCCGATTGTCGAAGCCACGGAGCCGTTGAGGCGCATGCCCAAGACTGGGCCGCCAGCAACGTCCAGGCATCTGCAAATGGCCTCTGATAACGGGCCCTGGCCGAACGCCTCAACGGCGTCGACTTTGTTGGACACGCTCACAAGGACGTTGTTTGCGCCCAACTCGCTGGCGCCAAGGTATAGCGGCGTTGTCACCGCGGGCTCGACCAGGCCAAGACCTGGATCGAGAATGGTTAATGTCTGCCCTGGGATCGTCATTTGTTTTGCCCTTTAGTAGTTGCCCAACGCGCCGCGGTGCGGAACTAGCGGGCTCGCTGCCGCGGCATCAAGTGCCGCTTCGTAGTCTTTTTGTGTGAGTTGGATCGGTGCGCCTGCGTGGTGCGCGTGCTGCTGCCAGCGGTGCAGATTCTTGGCGGCGTTGTGCTGCCGCGAGGCAACGGCCACGCGCTTGCCTGCGCGTCGCATCATCTTTATGTGGCCGAGCTGCGCGCACCACGCGTCAGGCGTCTTGGCCTCGCCGCTCGGCTTGGCCTTTTTGCGCTTTGGCTTTGGCTTCGGCTCGGAGTCCGGTGCGATCTCTTCGTCTGTAGGCATCAGCAAATAACCTCTGGGATCCCTGTGGTGTCACTCACAAAAGTCACAATGTGGCCTTCGGCGTCGATGTCCGTGAGCGGCAGCGTGTAGTCATGGATCGGGATCTTGATGCTCACTTCCATCACCACTTTTTGGCCGAGCTCTGCGTAGTCAGCCGTCGCCGGCTGCTGTGTGAACCATGAGAACGAGCCAAACGAGATCGAGCCAACATCATGCCGCCAGCCAACCGCGACGATCGCGTCCATGATGTCCTCAGTGTTGGCCACGTCAGTGCCCCACACGTTGACTTCAAAGTTCTGTAGGCGCGTCCGTACCTGGCGCCGCTTGTCGGTGCCGTTGACTCGGCCGCCGATGTTGTCCGTGGCTTGGATCTCACCGTCTACCGGGATCCATACGACGCGCGGCGGTGAGTTGTTCTCCTTGAGCGGCAGCCTGCCGATCGCGTAGTTGCCGCCCACAAGAGCGACAAGCGTCGCGTCTCCGTGAATGTCGTCGACGAGCTGCTGGATCGCTGACATTAGAAGCCCAACGCCGCCCGCATGCGGCGCTTAAATACAACCTGAAAGCGCTTCTTCCACTTTGCTGGAAGCCGGCCGCTAAAAGGAACAAGCCGGCGAGCATCAATGCCTCGGGATGTACCATTGTGATGCCACGCAGCTTTGTGATCGGTGTACTTGACGCCGAACCCAAGCGCGCCTTTTCGGTGCCCGGTAACGCTTCCACGAAGCGCGCCAGTCTCCTCAAGCAACGGATTGCTGCGCCTTGTCTTTCGCGCCTTCCACCGCCGGCCGTATGGGCTCTGCCTGCGGCCAAAAGTGCGATCCAGCTCCCTGACGGCTACGGATTCAAACTCTCGCACGATCTCACGGTTCGTCTGCCCGAGCTTGGCCAAGCGTCGGCGCATGTCGGCCAGCGCCGCGAAGTCGCCCGACACTTTGATCATGTTACCAACCGCGCCTTTTGTTTGCTTCTGGGCCTGCGTTTACGCGTGGGCTGCCGAACGAAAACACGCGCGGCGCACCCTCGTGCAGCGTTGGCGTAGCGTCATCGCCTGGCAGTAGCGACACTTCGCCCTTAGCCAGCGACGTCAGCCACTTGATCGCGTCCTCGTATTTGAGGCGCCAGTTCTGATCGTATTCGTCGGGGTTATATCCGCGGAACGTCAGCAGCTCGTAACATGCGAGCGTGATATTGCAGCGCACGAGCGATCCCGGATACGTGTTAGGCGGCCCCGTCGAGCCGGTGATCGGTAACGTGTATTGCGATTGTAGGTAGGTGTCGATCAGCCCACCGGCCTGCGATAAAAATTCATCCTGCTGTGCGAGCGGAACGCCCGACAGTGCAACGGCCGGCAGCCCAACGCTTGCTAGATCTGTTGTGCTTGCGTATTGAGCCACCGGCCATACCTCCTATTGACTACGGCGCCGATCGCAGCATCAGGAACCAGAGCGAATAACCGGCCGCGCCGCGCGCGTCCGTGCCCCAGATCATTTGCTGATCGAAGAAGTAGTTGTCATCCGTCGGCTGCGCCTTGCTCACGAGCATCGGCGGTTTGCGCTGTTGGAAGATAAGCGGCTTGATCGGGCGCGAAGTGTCGGCGAGATACCAGACGGTAGGCTCATCGGCAAACTCCGGAACCACGAGCACCTGAGCACTACCGCGCAGCACGTTAGACTGCGAAGCGGTGCCCGCGTCACTCGGGATCATATCTGCGTTAATGATCTCGAGCGCCGCGCGCTCTAGTTGCGGTGGCACCACCAGAAGCGTCGGCATCACTTTGAGCGGCCGGCCGTCTTCGCCGGTGTAGCTCATCATGGTAGCTCGCGCAGTCTGGTAGTTAGCCGGCGTGAGCGCGTTGGCCAACGAGTTGGACTGAGTGCCAGCGGGATCGAGAGTGTGAGCCGTGTTGAAAAAGCTCAGGCCATCAAAGCCCAGCCCGGTGGTGTCACCAAGCTGCACCGCCTCACCGGTGAGAACGTCGGGCCACTCAGCCGCGGCGCGCCCCATCTCGGCGAACGTCGGCGCATACACGCCGAGGTTAGTGTCAGCCCAATCGTCAACGGACACGCCGATCGTTAGCTCGAATTTTCTGTTTTCGAGCGTGTATGCGGGTTCGCTGAGATTCTCGATCGTGCGCGGCCCGATCCATTCTCGGAGCTGCGCGATCCTAGCCATCCAGCCGTACACCTGCGAACGGTTGGAGCTTGGGATCGTGGTTGCTAGCTGGGCACTCCACGGCGTGGCCGTGCTGTAGCCCTGTTGATAGCTGGTAGAAAAACCAACGCGGAGCGCGTCAATTGCTGGTTGCGTGATGATCATTTTTTAATCCTTTAGATAGGGAAGCCCGTGGCAACCCAGACGCCATCCGCGTCTACTTCGTAGACGAATCCAGCAGCCGAACGCGCGCCGGTGTCATCCGTTGCGCTGACAGTCTCATCGTCTTCGATGAAGCATTCGCTACCCACCTGGGTGGCGGGGACGGCATCGCTGCCGCTATTGTTCCAACGAAAGATCCCACTACGCGCCTCGACGGTGACGTCGCCATCACCACCGCTCGCGTTGTCAGTGTCGAGCTCTGCGCGACCGACAGCAATCAAGCCAGTGGCAGCGGTGCCAGGCTCTAGAAATTCGCCGTTGAAGACAACGAGCGCGCCCTTATAAATGGTCACGGACGCTGATGCGCCGCGGCCGGTAGGCGTAGAAAATCCTGACGCTTTTTCTAGCGTGTCTCTTTGTGCGGAAAGTGCCATGTCATCCGCCTTTCTTGCCGGCCTCGATGGCCCGCTTCGTTTCAATGAATTGCTCGCGGCCTACGATCCCGGACGCGATTACCTTTTCGTCCTCGGCCGTCAGCCTGATGTGATTATCTCCGGGCGCTGCCGCTTCGGTTGCTCCGGGGTGAGCCGGGGCCACGTCCGCGAATGCGCTCAGCGCCTCAGTGGGCAACGATCGCGCCCACTCGTGCATAGCTGGCGGCAGCTTGCCCGCCTCGCTTAGCGTCGCGATCAGGGCGTCACGCTCGCGCGCTGCCTTGTCCGTGTTGAGTGCCGCAACCTCTGCGCTCAGCTTGGCCATTTCGGCCGGCAGCTTGGCGTTGGCAGACACGGCCGCCATCGCTGCGCTAAGCGACTTGGTGCCGGTGACGCTCAGCAGCTCGGCTCCGGTTTTGTTCCACTCGGCCGCGATGACAAAACTGTCTGCCTCATCATCCGCGCCGAGCAATTTGTATAATTTCTCGCTCATTGTTTTTTGCCTTTTGCGCCCGGAATGGGCTTGTTTGTTATCCTCACGGCGTTGCCATGGCGGAGTCATGTCGAATTGCGCATAGTGTCGCGCGAGATGTGCGCGCACCGCTGGTAGCTGATCCTCTGGGATCTCCACGCCGCCGCGCGATCCCATTAGCGCGCTGCCCGCAGCGATGACGCCACCGCGCACCGTGACGAGCTGATCGGCGATGATGTCATGGTGTGGCAGCTTGTAGCTGCTTAGCGCGAGCTCTTTGTCACCGTCATACCAGGCGAAGCCCTCGCGGTAGCGCTTCGGATCTAGCTCACCGTCCTTCGTTGCCCATATCCGGATCCGAGCCTCTGCCGCCTCGGCGTCCCATGTCGCCTCTTCCACCGGCTTAGGTGAATGCTGCGGCACCGCGTTGGCCACTAGCGGGACGGCGTTCTTGGTGGCCGGAAGATTTGTCAGCGCAACATTAATCAGCTCGTTAATGCGCCCGCTCTTGTCGTCGTAATAAAAGGCCGGCGACAGAAACCGAAACTCTCGATCGCGGATCATCCGCTCGGCGCGCGGCGTCCATTGCACGCTGGTTGCCATGAGCGCCCCATTGCGAACCTCCGGAACAAACCAACCGGCAGCGCTGGCGCCCTCGATCGATTTCGACTCGGCCACCATCAAGTGATCAAAGTCGATCGGCAGCTTGTCTTGTCCGTGCTCCGAGAACGCAGCGAGAACAAGCGCCGCGGCCTTGTCATCAAATACGAAGTCACCCTTGGATGTGGTGACATCTCCAGCGGAGAAAATCACAAACTCATGCGGCGGCTCTGTCGTGAGCGTGACGGAGAGAAACTCAGCGCGCTCCATTAGCTGATCACCGCCCTATCGGTGCATCGGCGCCAGTCGGTGCCGTCGCTGAAGCAGAGCACCGCGCCGCCTGTCTCGTCAGAGCAATAGCCAACCATGGCAGCCGGATCGGCCGTCGGCGCCGCGGCTACCGTGAACGAAGGAACGGCGAGTGAGTAGCGCACCAGGGACGCAGCGCCTGTAACCGGTATAAGCTCGCCAGTCTCGAGCGCGCAGCCTGCGGTGACAACGTCGGCCGTGGGAACGTCGATCGAGCCCGTTCCGGCGCCTCTGTCAAAGGACGATCCCAGAAGCGTCACCGTGCCAGTGCCAGCGCCGGCAATAGCGTCGCCGGTGCCAGCCGAAGGGAGCACGCTAAGCGCCGAGTCTCTGATCGTTAGGGCCGCGCTCGATCCGTAGGAGACAGCAGGGATCCCAGCGTCACGCCCGACGAATACGCAATTCGTGCATGTGGCCGCTGCGGCGCCCGTGATCTCAAGCGCCCCAGCGGCGCGTCCGCGCAGCGTGCAACGATCGAGCGCAACCGATCCGATCGATGTAGAAACGCCTGAGCTGCTCGTTCCCTGGAATGCGCCCAGCGTCGCATTTTGGGCGTCAAGTAAAAAGAAACCGGCGCCGGCTCCGTCGTGCCCGATGACATCAAAGGACACGCCGGCGTCATTAACCGCCAGGAAACTGTCTGTTATGCGCACAGACACAAATCCCGCGTCACCGTTGATCGCAATCACGTTACCATCCACCGGCGATCCCGTTCCGGATCCGAGCTGCATATTGTCGATCCAGATATTGACTTGTCGAAAGTTCAACGTAGACGCCGTCAGCGACAGCTGGCGCAGGCCAGTGACCGATCCAAATCCCTGGATCCGGATCCCGATGTTCTCGGCTCCGCCCACGATCGAAACGGCCTCATCGTACTGTCCCTCCATTACCATCAGCGCGCCGCTGAGCTGGCCAGTGCTCGCAAGCGGCGCGGCCAGCAGCCCATCGACGGCCGCCTGGATTGTCTTATATGGTTTGGTGATGTCACCAAATGCGGCGGTAGTGTCGTCGCCGTCGTCGGCGGTTACCCAGGCCGTTTGCCCAAGCGGGATCGATCCCACTACCTTGCCGGATGGCGATACCCCTGGGGGGTTGCCCCACTGCCGTGCGCCCTGCCCGGTCATGATTCGGGCTGCTCCTTGCCAAAGATGCGCACGCCAGTGGCGCCAGCTGGCGCCGTAATGTTAGTCAGGCGCACCCAGTACTGAGTGCCGGTACGCACGCTATCCACTAGCACCGGCCGATAGGACGGAACGGCGGCGATCTCAACGGTGTCAACGATGGTGATCCCGGCGTTGTTGGGCCGATCTACCAGCTTGATGAATTGAACGTCAGCGGTTCCGCGACCGGCTCCGGTGATTGGCGCCTCAGCTCCGTCGATATACTCGATCATAACTTCGAGCGTGGCCGGTTCCTCAAGCTGGCCATCACCAACTGATGGCACCTGGCGAAGCTCGTCGTCGGGCGGCGATGACTGCGCGTCGACATGATCGGTGTCGTCCACCAGATCGGATTTGATCCGGATCTCTTTCCAATCAAAAAAGCTCATTCGTTCGCCTCAGAAACTTTCTTTTCAAATTCTTGCCGTAGCTCGTCGTCCGCGTCGGCTAGATCGGGAGATTCAAACCCGAACCCCTCACCGGGAAATTCTCCAAAGCCGCCCTGCGATGCGTCCGGATGAGTGCGTGCAACGGATCCGCCACGCCGCTTGACGTCACTTCGTCGAAGTGAGCGCACGCCGGATCGGCAGTTGAAGTGCAAGGGTGGATAATTTCCGTTCCACCATGGATCGTCGTGTGCTCTGATCTCACCGTTTCTTGCCTGACAAATTGCGCTTGTTCTGTCGTCCATCACCGCGTCGAACATCCAGAACGGGCGCAGGTTGATCACCGACTGCTGCGTGAGCTGCTCGAATCGCCCCTTTTGGTAATTCTTCTGCACATCGGTGCGCCATATAGTGTCTATGGCATAGGGTCGCTGGCCGCCCCACTCTCGGTTTAGCCGCTTGATCGTGCGCTCCTTAAACTTCTCCATCGACTCGCCGCGGCGCATGGCCCTCTTGGCGTCCTTCATGACGCGGCTGACGAGGCCTAGCTGCGCGTGGCTTGCGATGTTGAATGCCTTGTCCCTGGCCTTGGTTTCGATCCCTTCGATCGCTTCGTCATCAAGCGCAGTGCGGCGCCGGAAAAAATCAAAGGCCTTGAGATAGTCCGCGAGGCTACGCGGGGCTCGCACCGGCACCGGTTAACACCCGCCGCCGCACATCGTGATCAGGATCCAGAAGGCCACCCAGACAACCGTGATGCCTATCACGACCATCAAATCAGACGTCCTGAAGGACAGCATGACGCCCAGCCAGCTCGCTCAACACGAGGGCCTTCTCCATGAGATCGGCGAAGCGCTCCACCGGCATATCCGCATAGGCCGCGCGCAGCAGCTCGCGCAGCTCGCCATAGTCACGCGCTGCGCTGACGGCCTCGATCACTCGCCGCAAGTCTGGGCGCATCTTGCGCGCCGATCGGCTGACGCCATCGTCGATCACGTCATCAACATATAGCTGTCCCTCGACGAAGCCCTGGGCATCGCTCGGATCGTCGCCGCTTGCGAGCCTCACACGCCGCGCCACGCGTCGGCCGGATTGCTCGGGAACGTCTGCCATGTCGTCGCCCTTCGGGGCCTCTGGCGCGGCTGGCTCGGGCGCTGGTGCTGGCGCAGCTGGATCCGATCCGTCAGAGCGGCGAACGGCGATCCCAAAGCGCTCAGTAAACTCGTTCTCGTCGGCGATGACATAGCCGGCCGTCTGGATGGCCGTCAGTGCCTCGCCGGCGATCTTGAGCGCCTCGGCTGCAATCTTAACGTCATCGGGCTCTTCGGCATTCCAGTTTGGCCAAGGCGTCAGATCGTATTCGCTGCCATAGTTGAGCTTGCATACGTGGCTGAGCATCTGCGCGCGCAGCTCCGTGCTGAGCTCTTCAGCGTCGGCTCTCAAATAGTCGTAACGGATCTTGTTGTGAACCTCGGCCGCCGCATAGCTGCCGCCTTGGATCTCCGTCGTGAGATTCTGGCCCAGCAGCGTGATGGCCATCGAGACGTTGCACGATGTCATTAGCCGCTCGAAGCCCTCCCAGCTCGCATCCTTAGCTTCGAGCAGTTCAAGATCGAAGCTAGTCCCCTCGGCGTCTACGTTCTGCGGCAGCGTCACCGTGGTTTCCGTGGCTAGCATCTGCACGTCGTTGAAAAAGTCGGCCTTCTCCTCGTCCTGCACCATGCTTGGGATCATGGCTTTGACGAGCGGCAACCCATGGCGCTCGCTATAGCGCGCCCAGTCGCGTTGCGCGTATTGGCGCACCAGCCACGGCACGGCAAGCGATCGGATCGCGCCATACATCCATGGCCGGCTGCCTCGGCCTAGTAGCACCCACTTTCCGTCGCCTGGCTTGGCCTCGATCAGCCCTTCGCGCGTCTGCACGTTCCATACATGGCGCTCTTCGTCATACCAAAGCCACTGAGGGTTCCACACCTTGGCGCGCGGCCACCACTCCTTTGCGCGCCGCTGCCACACGAGCTCCACCAGGGCGAAGCCCATCAGGATCCGCCACCGGCGCATCTCGGCGATCTCAGCCTCAGGGAAAAAATCAAGCCACTTCGGGCCGAGCTCTTCGGCCAACTGCCGCGCCGTGTCGTCGTCCTCTTCGGCTGCCAGCATCTCAAAGGGAAGGCCGAGCAGGCCGTTGATCCGGGTTTCGAGCGTGGCCGCAAGCCGCTCGTCGCGCATCATCGCGTCGGACATCATGGCCGAGGATTCAAATGTGCCGCCCTCATGCGCTGCCAACGATCGACGCACTTCGTCGACGTCCCACGCCGGGCGGATCCCTGGCGTGTATGCGGTAAAGACGCGGGTGAGGTTGGGCATTTAGTGGCTCGCTCTTTGCTCGTCCCTATCAGCCATGTCAGCAGCTCGCCGACTCTGCGCGCGTAGCTTGGCGCCACATCCGCGCGAGCACGTGATCTGATGCTCGGGCTTGTCGCTAATGTCTGCTTCGCAGATGTAACAGGCTCTCGACGTGTCAGGCTCGGGCGCCCGCTGTGCCTGGTAGCACGCTGGGCAAATCGTAACTCCGCTCCGGCTGTCCTTATAGGCAACAGAGCCGACGATCATGGCAGCACGGCAGCGCTTGTTTTGACATTGCCAGCGCTGGCCTAGTCGCGTTCGCCCAAACATTCAGATCCTCCGACGCGGCAGCATGCGCCGCGCTTTCTTTAGTGATCGATAAGCCGCCGGTGCATGGGGCCGCATCAGCTCGGTGAACGCCCACACCATAGCGTCAAGCCTGTCCGGTGACGGGCTGCCGTCGCTGGAGTCCCATGTGCAAAGCTGATCTTCCAACTGATCGAGCTGCGACGATGTCACGTGATGGATCCGTCCTTGCTCATACATAGCCGCTATGGGCTCCGCTCTGATCCTCTTGCCACGTGAGGCGTGTAGGCTCCGGTATGGCAGCGACTGGCGCACGGTGCGAAGCACAGCCTCGACCATGTCGCCGCCGTTGTTAACTTCAGCAACGACGCGATCGGCGCCATGCTCGTCGTAGGCATCGACGACAATGCGCGCCCACTGCTCGGGCGAGTATCGCCCGCTCAAGTCGGCGAGCACGTAGCCAGCGCCGTCAACGCCTCGGCCGGCGACGATGATCCCAGTCTCATCCGATCGGCTGTGGCTACTCACCGCCGGATCAATAGCAACCACAATCCTGTCGAGCTCTGGCGCCGATGAGACGCGCAGAGATTCAAGCTGATCGCGCGTCCATAGCGCCCGATCGCTTGCGTCTAGCAGCTCGGCATAGATCTCCTGGCGCCCCAGCCGGGTGCCGGAATACAGTCGCGTGATCTCGTCGAAGAACGTCGCCGCCAGATTGGCCCGGTTTTCGTAGGTGTTGCCCCGGGTGACGTGGCTACCCGGATCGGCCATCAGCGCGCGCAGCGTCGGGATCGGCTTCGGTGTTGTCGTCACCATCGCGCGAGGCCGCTCGCTTAGGCGCAGGCCTAGCCGCATCATGTCCCACACCGATTGAGCGTTACGGTATGCGCACAGCTCATCAAGCCACACCGTGTCATGCTGCGGCCCGCGCAGGCGCTGGGGCTCATCGGCCGAGAATAGTGTAGCTCTAGCACCGTTTGGCCATGTAACGCGGCGCTTGCTCGGCTCGTATCGCGGCCGGTTTTCGTCGCCTATACAGCAGGCCAGGATCCCACTCTCGCCCTCGACCATCACATCGCGCGTGTCGCTGGCAACGGCTCCGATCAGTGCTATCCGCTGAGCGCCATCGGCCACGCGCTTGCGCACCCACTCCGATCCGGCTCGTGTCTTGCCGAAGCCACGGCCGCAGCAAACGATCCATGTGGCCCAATCTCCGGGTGGCTCCTTCTGAGATGGGCGGGCCCAGAAGCCCCAGTCATAGCGAAGCGTGGCGAGCTCTTCGTCGCTGAGCGTGGCCAGGATCTGATCGCGCCTCGGATGCTGGCGCAGTCGCTCAGCTGGGCTCCTCGTCCTCTTCGTCTTCGGCTTCGTCGAGCTGATAGAGTAGACGGCTGCGGACGTCATCGGCTGCCACTCTGATCGCGTCTCCGTCGGGCCCGCTGATCTCTCGGCGCTCGATCGATCGGCCATCTATGCGATCTATGATTTCCTTGGCGAATGGGAATTTCCCCTTAGCAGCTTCTCGGATTAGCACGGCCACGATCGCATCAGCCAGCTTGCCGTCGTCGGCATCGAGCCGATCGCGCAGCCGCTCCGTCAGCGTCTTCTCTTTGGGCCTACCCTTAGGATTTCCGCTTTGGCCCTTCTTCCAGCGATAGGGCGCGATCCTGTCACCTTGCGAGGGCTTGATCTTCGCTTGCTTATCACCGGGATCGGATTTAGCCACCTTGGCCATTTGCTAAACCCCCCCTATTATAGATCCGAGTCATGCGGCACACCTGGGACACCGTCAGCCTCATTGCTAGCCAGATGCTCATACATTCCGGGCTCCTGCACCAAAACGCGGCGCAGGCTAATGCGCCTTGTCCCACACATATCCACAGTTGGGACGCGGCCTTGCTGAACCCATCGGTGCATGGTGGAGCTTGGCAGGCCAAGCGCTCGGGCAAAGCCCCTTATGGTGTAAAGGCGATCTGCCATTGCAGCACGGCTCCTGTTAAAATTGCGTCAGCTTCGAGTAGGACTTTCGCGCGGAACTCGGCGCGCACTTTGAGGGCAGCCGAGAGCCAGCGGGGGTACGTCGGCAGCTCTAGTACGCCGCCGATCTTCAGCTTTTTGACGGCTCGATCTTGGGCGCGCTGGTAGCCCGTGCGAGCCTCCGAGCTCATAAGCGCCACATTGGCCAGCCTATCAAGCTCTCGCAGCTCACGGTGGGGCGGGGCGCCGTAGACGGCCGCCAGGATAGCGCGCGAGTCGCTTGGGATCTGCTCTAGCCTGGCCCGGATCCTTCGTCCGCGCTTGAGCGCATCGGCAACGCGCTCACTCAGCGGATCGCCATCGTGGGGCGCGCGGGACGTGAAAAGCTGGCCGACTTGCGCGCGCTCGAGTAAGGGCCCAAGCCACGATCGCATGCCCAAAGTTCCAACCATTTCAGTCAGATACCAGCGCAGATCCATCTCGTCAGCCGGGCTGAGACGGGCCGATCGAAAAGGCGCAGGCGGATCTGTATTTGGCACAAGAGCCAGCAGTGCCATGGGATTGGGTTACAGCATAACAGATTTGTCAGTCAAGTTATGTCAGGCCATGCTACAGCCGCCGAGGGCGGGCGCTAGTGTACTGGGCCGCGTGTGGCAGTCCAATACTCCTAGCGCTGGCGCTCGCCCTGCTTAATCGCGGCGATGGCCTCGTCGACGGAGCGCACGACTTGAGCGATCCCGCCGAGCTTGCGCACCAGCGCCAAGAAGGCGAGCTGCTCCGGTGAGCATACCGATCGGCGGCCGGCCTTAACCTCAAGCGCAAAAAACCGGCCCGGCTCAACAATCCCGACAATGTCGGCGGTGCCCTTTTTTGCGCCACGGAATCGCTTGATCGGCGATCCCGAATTGACGCGGATCGGCATCACGCCAGGTAGCAGGCTGAGCGCCTCCAAAATTGCGCGCTGTAGATCGGCTTCGCTCATGGGAGCGATTGAATTGGATTAGGCCGCCCCACGCAGCACATCGCGCGTGGAGCAGAGTCTTTTAATTTGGCGATATGGAAAAAACACCATGCCGCCTCGGCCCATCTTGGCGCCGTCGTAAATGCGCGCTGAGCGCGCGAGCTGCGAAACCTCAGCGGCTCGGATCTCCGCCTCCGCCTCATGCACGAACACGATCCAGACGTCGGCGCCGCTCTCGCGCTTGATCGCCACATAGTCGCGCCAGTGTCGCAAATTCAGGCCCGTCTCAAGCGTGTCCGTTTTGCGGTGCAGCGTGGCCGCGGCCTTCCATTTTACTTCAAACCACAAGTGAGCTCCGCCACGGGCAGCCAGCAGATCGGGCGCCACCAGTGAATCGCGACGCCGGGCGGCCTGGAGCTTGGGCGCCTTGTCGTCCTGCTGGCCGCTGTAGTCGTACACCGGCAACACGAGCCAATTGCGGCGCATCAGCCACGCCGCTACGTCCTGCTCGACGCGTCGCGCGTGCTCAAGCTTATCCTCGAAGCTCACTCGCTATGACCCTCGCACATGCCCCACCTGACGCAGCCGTCCGGCTCGGTGTCCAACAGCGTCAGCTGTCGGCCACCATGGGCCGTGCGCGACCACGCCACAACCTCATCGATGGCCACAGTACCCGTCCCACCCCCGCGCTTGAAAAACGTATACCCGTTGCCGTCGAATTTCTCACCGCGGGCTGTCGCCTTGGTTTCTATAGCGCTCCGCACTTCGCCCTCAAGGGCCCGGATCAGATCGATCCTCTCTGGCGTAGCGGCTGCAACCTTCCGGATTTCGGCCTTCCGCGAATGAATGCACGGCCAACAACCAACGCGCCCCACGTTGTACTTTAGGTATAAGGGGTTGGGTGGCAAATTGTGCCTCTGGTGCATTTTTATAACATCCTGCTCGGTCCAGAGGATGAGCGGGCGCCACACGTCCGCGTCGAGGTATTCGCCATACTCCCATCGAGACATCCGGGAGCGCGCCTTCGATTCCCCCCCCCTGACGCCAACGGCACTGATACAGTCAAAGTCGAGCGCCGCAAGGTGCGCCCGGATCGGTTCCAGTTTCAGCTTCTCCGTACACCATCGCCGAATCCGACTAGGAAAGATCCCCTTATGCCGTACCCATTCCACCATGCCGCCAAGCTTGGATTGCACTTCGGTTATTGGCCCCAGCTTCTCTGTCAGCGGGCCGCGAAGATAGGCGTAGGTGTCGGGGTGCTCCCAGCCAGTATCCGCAAAGACGCGATCGTGATCGATCCCTTGCTCGGTGAGCCATAGGCTCAGCGCGGCGCTATCCTTTCCGCCGCTCACGCTGGCCACAACGCGGCACCCTTCTAACTTTTCCAAATCCTCGGCTGCAATGTCGAAGCTCATCGCCCCACCTTCCCCGGCATCGCTGCCGCGCATGCTGCACATAAAATCCCGATCTCTCGCCGCGTTGGGCGCCAGCCAGCCGGCCGCATCGTGCCGCGCTCGCGCCAGTCAAGCGGCCAGCTCGTGATCGCGCGCTCGTCGCACCCGTCGCATTGCCAGTGCCAGGGGTGCCCAGAGCGAGGCGGATCGAAGCCATAGCGCTCAAGGCTCACCGGAGCGGCTCCGTCAAATAGTTGCGTACCGGATCGCAGCCGGGCGATCCGCACCGGCATCGCTCGAAGATTGGATCGCCTGGCGCCCGTTCGGTGCGGTAGCACTGCGCACAGCTCCAGGCGAGCCGCTGCAATCCATGGGGCCCCACGTCGGGCATGTAGCGCTCCGGCACCCATTGGCCGCCGCTCGTCGTGCACGAGTCGCAGGCTCCCTTCACGCCGGGCCACTGGATCCCGCGCTCGTCGCGCTCGGCCTTGTCGAGATCCCGCGGGCATTCCCACGATTCAGGACTCGACGTTGGCCACGGATCCGCAAAAGCCAATTGACTGGATCGCTCAAGCCCTTTTATCGGCGCCGCTGCCGGTGCGCAGGCAAGCGCCAGCAGCGAGACAGCCGCCAAGCACCCAGATGCAAAGCGGAATTTTTGCCCACGATGACACGCCAGCCGGATCGCCTCGCGTATCATGTCTCTCTTGGTTGTCATTTTCGCGCGCTCCTTTGGATAATCGTCGCCGCCGGCAGCCGGCA